CTACTTCTTGCTTGCCTGTTTGATGACCTGGTGTGCTCCGGTTGCTGCCAGCCCGGATACAATGCCAATGGCTGCAGCGTTGATCACATCTGTTGCTGGAAACTCCGGCATGAGGTACATACCTGCTACACCCAGGATACCACCGGTCACTCCGCATACTACCGGGATAACCTCATCCTTGACCTTAGTGGTTGCCTTACATGCCATGCCGCCCAGGTAACAGATTGCTGTGATCGCTGTTACGCTTCCAATTCCAAAATCCATATCTATACCTCCTGTTCTGTCGGCTCATATGGTAAAGCCAGACATCTGTTATAAAGATCTTCTCCGGTTCCATTTCCACCCAATGCTTTATATGGCCTGAACATATACTCCAGATTGTCTCTGTCTTCCAAGGTACAATATTTCCTTTTTAAATAAAATGTACATGCCTGGTAAAGACGGTCATGGAGGAGTGCCAGAACTCCTGCGTTAATAGCATTTGTTCTGGCACGTTCTGCCTTTAATTGTTTGGATAATTTATGATATGCTCCGGAAAGCAATACAGAGATAATCCCAAACACCCATGAAACCCAATGCACAGATATGTACTGCATGATTGATTCCATGACTTACTCCTCCGTGATCAGATCTTCGCACTCCAGGTCGATCAGAACCTGCTTTACCTGAGGCTTGATCTTTTCTGGTACCTGTGCGTAGGTTTTCTTTCCCTTAACAATAAGGGTTGCATAAATAACAGCCATTTCATTCACCTCCTTCCTGAGTAATAAAAAGAGCAGCAGCCTAAGCATTTAATAATGCCTCAACTTCTGCTCTAATCTTCTCTGGAACATCATCAATTTTTTTCTTTCCCTTGCGGATCAGGTCCGCATATACTGTTGCCATGTAGCTTGCCATGATTAAGCCTCCTTTGTGGTTGTAGTGGTCTGGTTTGCTTCGTAAAGTTCAGTCAATGCTAACTGAGTGTTAGTGACTTCATCTTCCAGTGCCAGATTAGCTTCATACTGCTCGGTAAGAGCTAACTGGGCTTCGGTGAGCTGGTCTTCCAGTTCTGTTACCCGGTTCTGTAATTTTCCAATATCTGACTCTGGTAAGTAAGTGAATACCGGCTTTGGATCATCTGGATTTGTCACATCAATACGCTCCAGCTGACCTCCGTCCGGTATGTCTACAAATAATGCCAGAAGCCCCTGTGGAACCTGGTCTTCTCCATAAAAAATTGACCATATTTTTCCGGTTGCATCATAAATTACTAATGCTTTCATACGCCTTTCCTTTCTGATTATTTATGATATACTGTTAATATCTTTTTATTTTTTTCTACAAATTTCTGCACCACCTCCCCATTACCTGTTGATACTATACTTTATGGGAAGTCGATATTCGGAGTTTCAGGTAATGTGAGAAAATTTGTATCTCGTATTGGGCAAGTAACTTCTGACAGTGACTATTATGTAACATTATCTCTTGGTTTTTATATTCAAAGTTGGATGTTTATGGCAGAATATGGCCCACATGACTTATCTACTTCTTGTCCTTGGGATCCGGCTAATCTAAGTGTAATATTGCCCAATTATACATTGGCTTCTCCGATTCGAAGCGGAACAACTTTTAAAGTAAAAGTTACAACCCGAAATAAGAATTACAATTACCTCGTTACAGGATACTATTAATAATAACCAAAAACTCTACATTTATAATTTCCCGAAGAACATAGGCACGGTATATAGATTGTCCCAGTGCGCCCTACCTTAGAGTTCCAGCTTACCGCGTGAAATCTAGCATTACTCCACACATGAAGTATACCATCGTCTCCAATGGCCGATGTTATATACCCGGCATATGGCTTATTGCAATTAATTGAGGTTGCGTAAAACCCACTAGGCAACGAAATAGCCACATAATTATCATATGTAAGAGAGTTAGAATCAAGATTATCAAAAGCTCTCGTTCCCGATGCAATTGTAACCGTTTTATCAATTACTGCATACTTGCGCACATTACCGCTAACTCCAAAAATGGACTTCCCATAAAGTATATTATTGCCAGTTAGATTCCCATCACCTTTGATAACAATATTACCGGTCATTTTCTTACCACTACATGATACTGTCTGCTGAGCTGCCTTAGGCGTATAAGTTCCACCGCCCATCGTACCCATGGTGCCGGTCTGCTTGCTTTTGGGATTGGTGGTATAGAAAGTTTTGCCTGATAACACATCACCGGCTCCGGCATCGCCACTGAGGGTTAGTGTACCTGTTAAAGGATTGCCATCCTTATCTACGATCACTTTCCCAGATAAGATATCATCTGCTTCAGCTGTGATCACATCTAAATCGGCACCTCCGCCTCCGCCAGTCATTAATATTCTTCCCATTGCTACACTCCTTTTAGCCCGATCATAATGTCAGTTTCCGGCTTTTTGTAAACCTTAAAAGTCACGCTGCCGGCTGCCGTTGTCCCCGTACCAGAAGCGATGATACCAAAAGCTTTCATATATGCCTTCTGGGTTTCTGCAGGAGCCCCATCTTCCAGCAGACTTACAAAGATGGGATTATCTTCTGCTGTAACACCTTCTACCTCAACTGTCTGGCTATATGGGGCTGCATCTCCCGTCCAGCCGCTTGCTGTAAGTGTTACATTAGCCGGTTCTGCTGCCCTTTTTATATCAGTGAAAAACTTCTGCACCTTGCCAAGGATCATGCCCATACTATCTCCTATTGCCGGTACTGGATACTTCGCCTGACATACTTCCGCAGTCGTGACCACAGTTTTTGATATATCACCACCAGAGGCATCTAATTTATCATCGATTTTATTCCCGGCTTTTTCTTGTAATTCTTTGACTGATGCTGAAATTCGATTAAAAAACCAGTTAAAGTACGCTGCCGGTGGCTTATATCCAGCTTTAAAGCCATCTTTCTTCATTTGTGCATCCGGTTCTACCCCTACATTATCCCAATCTGGAATCTTTTCCTCAAAATTCATAGTCTACTCCTCCTAAATCGGCAATACCGGGATTTTATCATCATCTCCCAGATACAGCCCCAGATAACCGCCTACAGTCTGCTCAATGTCTCCAAAACCTGCAGATTCATCATACTCATTCACAGAATCTGAAAACTCAAATGTACCCTCAAAGTTATCTGCAGATAAAGTTACACAGATTGGAAGTAATGTCTCGATCATAGCTACTGCCTGACGGCTAGAAAAACCTGCATTAACCAACACAAAAACCGGAAACTTCGTCAGCTTTACCACACAGGGACGATCATCCTCCACGATTTCCAAATCGTCCATGGTAATGTCCCCCATTTTGCTGCCAAACATCAATACCAATGCATGCATAATAGAGTTGTAATCTCCCTGCACTACATTCCGGCCGATCTGGGATAAGATCATATAGCGATACTGCTCATCATTCAGTAAACCTCTGCGCTGTCCCATCGTATCCCCATACAATTCCAGAGTCTTGCCGCTTGCTTGATTTAAATCCAAACAATCAAATACCATCTGAATATCCATACGTAACTCTGATGTGGCTAACTGGTTAAGTTCCAATAATTTATAATTATTGCTATCTACATCCTTCCGGTAGCAATCCGGAAGGCCTTTTATACCTTTCACGACACCACCTCAACTTCGATATCATCTGCTTCGCATCGCGCCATCTCATAGTCCTCAATAATAATGTTTGCCATGGAAAAAGTTTCCCCATCCGTGGATATGGACAACTCCTGGACATTGACGACGCCATGAACATCATGGATATATCCATACAAACTGGATAAATATACCGAATCCCCATTTGCCAGGTTATTGATATACTCCAGCAGACTTTCCCTGATCTGAGCAACACCGTCATTTTCAAAAAACTGATTCGTCAGAACCTTCATCTTGATATACACTATCTTCTTTTTAGTCCTGGAAAAGCGAACTGTATGCGGCTTGTTTCCATCATCTAACACCTGTACCTCCACCGTTCCAACAGACCTGATTCCAATAGGTTTTTTAGAAAAAATAGCTTCTCCGATTTCCTGATCCTGGCTTTCCGGTGCAAATACATAACACTCAAACGAATGTGGTGGACGACCATCAACAGTTGATTCTGTATCATTTTCTGCTATAGCTACACCATCTACCTGTGCGATACGAGACAAAGCACCGCGAATAGCATTCGCTGTAGCACTTCCAGATCCAGCAACAGCCTTTTTATAGCGGATTCTCAAAGCGGTATCTGTTTCGCGATCCTCTCCATATGTATCAACTGCCAGAAGCTCCGCTCGTTCCAGATCTGGATCCGGGTTTACAATTGTAATTTCTGTTCCAACAGTCAGATTTCCACCAGTTCCGGGCTCCGTACAGTTAGCATAACAGTCCGCATACCCTTCACCACCTACCGTATAATCAACATCGACATAAAACTCCTTACCGTTACCGACCAACATAAAGGCTGCCGGCACGATTGCACCTGTATTACCGTAAACCCGTACTTTCAAACTTGCTGCAGTAGCTGGATTTCTGGTAATACCGGCAAACACACAGCGCCGGTCCAGGCTCTGTCCTCGGGCACTTCCCGGAAAGATTGCATAATAAATCTCTTCCAGAAGTTCATAGCACTCTGCCAGATCTTCCACATTCAGCCGGATGTACTTGCCAAGGATGGACTGACTGCTGGTATCGATATCCTCTCCAAACAGCGTTTTCGCTCTGTTCTCCTGCCGGGTAAGCAGATCGTCATAGGTTGGACGCTGAAACCCTTTGTCTGTCAGAACCATTGTTATACCTCCATTTCTGCTGTAGTCTGGCCAGATGCACCAGATACAGTAAAATTAATCTTAAGCACACGCCCTTCCGTTGCGATGTCACAACGAGTCATCTGCAGAGAGCCGTCTACCTGATCAATAACGCTCCGGACATAATCCCGGATCATTGCAATGTTTGGATTCTTTTTCAGGATTTTCCGCACCGGGATACCTTCTTTTTCGTCAAATGACCATTCACCACGGTTGGTTCTTAACACCTGGCGAATTTTCTGCATGATCAAGTCTGTCCCCTGAGCCATCTGAATATCATTCTGATTCAGGACCACATCCCCGCTTTCATCCAAAGCAAAACATTTCATAAGCACCTCACATAATTCCAACAACCACCGCTCCATCCAGTGTATGATGTCCTGGGATTGGCGTGGCAAAGCTTCCTGTTCTCGTTTCCGATATATCCCGGTCTGCGCAAACACAATACACAGTATCTCCAGCCTGCACTCTGCGTACCGTAGCCGGTGACAGTGAAAGGAACTTCACTGCGCTGTCCAGCACTGGGCAGTTTGGTATAACAGCCTGTTTCTGTGCCTGTCCACCAACCGCCTTTACCAAGTTAAGCGGCTGCACAGTAGCCAGATTCCCGCTGACCGCTGTAACCTTTGCAAAAAATCCTGTATGTACCTGCAAAAGGGCCTGTTCGATCATGCCCTGAAACACAGTTCCTTTCATCCTATCACCCTACCTTCGCGCCCAGTTTTCTGAGCATTTCCAGATTTTGTGCCGCAGTACCGGAATACCCTTGGATTCCAAGCTGATCAGCCAGCGTTTTCCGGTAAGCATAGGAACTATCTGCTCCTGCAGATTTTAAGCCGTCTACAATAGATACTCCGCTGTAGCCCACCAGGTTTGGAAGATTGGAAGTTGTTGTCTCATCTTCTGGAGTTTCTGCTGCTGCAGGGCATTCAATCGCCTTGACCTTTGTCAGGAAATCTGTGCCATCATATGTATGGCTGCCTTCCCGGACACGGTACACACCGGTAACATTGCGGCTCTGCACATGGATCAGACTGGCTGTTGTAATGCGGTGCTGTAAAAGCATGGTCATTTCATAGCCTTTTACTGTGTCTTTAAAATCCTCTGCGGTCTGCTCCTCTTCAAATTCTGACAGACTCAATAGACCGGTATCCGAAGATAAAGTAAAATCCAGGCCATCACCATCCAGGATGTGTCTGGCGTATATCTGCCCTTTACAGATGTACGCTGACACTCCGCATACCTTTGCATACTTCCGGATATTTTCCATAAGCCCGCCATCCACAGTAGACTTATCCTTATATGTGTGGTCACGCTTAGGCGCAAATACCGCAACCGGAATGCCAACCTGACTGATCAGATCCTGTAAAATTTTACTGGCTTTTGTTCCTTTAGCATATGATTTACTTTTTAATTCACGTTCTTTCAGAACAGCCTGATCGATAGCATAAATCTCTGTCACCCTGTCATTACCCGAATAATATGACCGCACTTTTGATATAATTCCCGAAAAAATGATTCCAGTATCGTCCCCATATCCTGCTGTTACAGAAATCTGCGCATCCCTTTTTATGTTCTGGATCGTCGTGTCTGAAATATTGTAAACAATAATTTCTGCCTCATCAGCTTCTGTATCATCATCAAAAGGAATATCAAACTCACAATCAAGTTCTTCATTGTCAATGGTAATATCTCCAATTTTAATGGTCACTGTATGATGATATAAACCGCTTGTGTCTGCCTGTTCTGTCTCCAGTATAATTTCACTTTCCAGATGGCGTATGGACTCCACGATTCTGGAATCCAGGTCTCTGCCCGTACCTTTTATTACAAAACTCTTTTTCATCAGCATCACTTCCCGTTATCAATGGTTAAAAACACGGTTTCTCCGAAATTATCCCAAGTCACGTTATTCTCCTGACCAGATTCGTCCAATGGCACAATGTCTAGCACAGGGAATTTCCCTGCTTCATACACCTCCTGGAACAGGGGCACTCCATAGATAAGCGGCTCTGCATAACATAAAACCACACCGTCCCGATAAAGACTCACAGTAAAAAGATCCGCCTGTCGATTATAGGCGAACCTCATATTGAATTTTTCATTTCCAAGGGCAATATTAAAACCATAAGGGATCTGATCTTTTTTTACTACAATTCTATCTTTCACATCTGCCTCCTTATGGTATGGTTAAAATCTGACCAGGCTTGATCTTATTTGGGTCAGACAAGATATTTCTGTTGGCGTCAAAAATCTTCGGATATGAAGCACCACTTCCGTAATAGGATTTTGCAATACTCCATAAAGTATCTCCATGTTTCACCGTATGTGTCTTTACAGCTGATGTGCCCTGCGCAGATGCTTCTTCTACCTGCTGATCAGAACTGCTTCCGCTGCCAGCAGAATATGGACTGGAAGCAATCCGGATTTCCTTCAATTCCGCCGAAAACGTACAGCCACCCCTGACAGAGCCAGTGTGCGTGGTAGTAAACTTCGTGAGCAGCGCCGATGAGAGAATGTTAATTCCAGTATACTCCACCAGCTCCCCATCCTTCTGCAGACGTTCCAGCTGTGCGATATCGTCCTCATAGTCACTTCCAACTAGTTCCCCTGAAAGACTTAACACCAGAGGGGACTGCCTGACATGATCAGTCAGGTCAATCCCCTCCTCTACCGGATGGCTGCTGATGGAAGTTTCCCGCGCCACATCCTCAGACTCTACAAAAATATAAATATCATTGATCAGTGCCACGTTACACCTCCCTTAGTTCCGGATTGGTACGTCCCATACCGTCCATGGCTTCTCGGATTGCTTCACGCACCCAGCGTTTTACCTTCCGCTCATTACTGTCACTGGCACTTGCTCCATTCAGAGTAAGGTTAAATGACGGGCTATAGGTACTTACATTACTGGTGCTCTGGTTATTGGTAACCGAAGAACTGTCCGGGCTGTACCGGCTCCGGATTGGTGGCATTCTGGATGCAGCAGAATCTCCGATTTCCTGAGCAGTCTGATCAACCTTGCCGGAATAATTCCGCATACCTTTTACCAGACCAAGATCTGTGAACTGCCCGCTATCTTCCATGACACGGGAAGGACTATGAATATCCAAAGACCCATTTACCGCATTTTTCACATCTGCCGCAATCCCCTCTGCAGTCCCGATGACAGTAGGTCTCATGGCCAGCATGCCATTGTTAAGTCCCAGCATGATATTCTCACCAGACGCATACAGATTGGTTTCATCAATCTTTCCGGTAAAGTCAGTAGAAAACTGACCCGCATTCTGGATCATCGTGGAAAAGCCAGCATCTGCTGCCGTACTCATCTGTGTCATCTGGTTTGTCGTGGATGCTGTTACCAAAGGGGTACTGCTGTCGATTCCGTCGGATACTTCTTTACCGGCATCTTTTCCCTTGCCAAATAAACCTTTCACACCATCAATAATTCCAGAGCCAATACCTTTTACGATATCGATCCCAAGCTGCAGCCAGTTAACACTCATGATTGTGGTTACAATGGCACTAATCAGCTGTGGCACCGCCTGAATCAGCTGCGGGATTGCCCCGATAAGTCCCTGTATCAGCATGATCACCAGCTGAATACCTGTTGTCAGAATTGTAGGTGCCGCAGAAATCAGCCCGTTTAACAACTGCAAAATGATATTGATTCCTGACTGAATAATGGCGGGACCATTTGCTATAAGGCCAGCGCACAAATTGTCAACAGCTGTAAGTCCAGCCGAGAGGATGCCAGGCATCTGCTGATCCAATCCCTGCAACAAAGAAAGTAGCATTCCGGCTCCAAGGCTGAGTAGCTGTGGTGCCAGCTTCATGATTCCAGTCAACATAGTGCTTAATCCAAGCATAACGCTCTGTGCAATGCTGCCCCGGTTCTGGTCGATGCCAGAAACCAGAGACTGTACGATGGAAACACCACCCTGCACCAGACTAGGCAGCTGATCTGCCACCGTCACGGCAACCTCCGAAGCAACGGTACCGGCTTCCTCTACCAGGCCGCTTAAACCGCCTTTTTCGGTTGCTTTGGTGAGCTGCGTCATCCATCCGGATGCCTTGGCCACAGCATCTTTTAAGTTGCTGCTGCCAAGTGCTTCATAAATGGCAATGCCAGTACCCTCTGTGGCACTCTTAAACTCTGTGATCCGCCCGGTAAGGTTGTCGTTCATGGTCTTAGCCATGTTCTCCATCGCACCTGCAGAATCTTCAACATAACCACTAAGCTCGTTATACCGGTCACCAGAATTTGCCAGTAGAGCATTTACGGACTTCAGGTCATTTTTATTAAAAATGGTCGATAGTGCATCCTGCTTTTTCTGATCACTCATACCGTCCATGGACTTATTTAGATCATTCAGGATGTCGTTCATCGGCCGCATTTTACCCTCTGCCGTATAAACACTGAGTCCAAGAGCTTTCATCTTCTTGGCCGCCATATCGGTTGGCGCCTGCAGGGATAACATGATATTACGCAGTGCTGTTCCGCCTTCAGCACCTTTTACACCGTTATCTGCAATAATACCAAGCAGAGTGTTGAGCTCCGTGGTTCCTCCCGCTAAGGTCTTTGCAGTACCACCTACAGTTAAGACCGCCTCACCCAGCTGTGACACGCTGGTATTGGACTTCTGTGCTGTCTTTGCGAGCTGATCACCGAATTTAGTCAGGTTCTCCTGCGTTGCCTCAATGCCAAGAGCCGACATACTGTCAGTGACCATGTCTGATGCTGCCGCCAGGTCCATTCCACCAGCAGATGCCAGATTCAAGACCGTTGGCAATGCACCGCATGCCTTTTCTGCATCGTATCCGGCCAGCGCCATATAATTCAACGCTTCCGCAGATTCTGCAGCAGAGAACTTGGTTGCAGCACCCATTTCCTTTGCGGTATTGGCCAGCATTGCGTACTGCTCATTAGAATAATCCGCTTCGCCGGCAGTCATGCCCATTGTTGCGGCAACCTGGCTCATAGATGCTTCGAAACCAGCTCCAACATTTACCGCAGCTGTTCCGAGTCCAACTGCAGCTACTGTTGCTGCAGTTATTCCAGCAGCAAGTCCTTTTACCGCAAATTTCCCAGCCGATGCTGCAGCACCAGCCGCATTGGTAGCAATACTCTTAATCCCTGACGCTGCAGTCTTAAACGATAACTTTGCAACCTTTCCCAGGCTTCCAAGCAGCTTTTCTCCGGTCTTGGCCGCCGTCTGAAGCGGTCCCGGAAGTTTCTTTATGCCAGCATCCAGCTTTTCTTTTGCCAGCTGCTTTGCCGAATCAGCCAGAGACTTAAAACTTTTTTTCGGATGAGCCAGCCCCGTACCCAGCTTCTTTACTCCATCGACCAATTTATCAATCGGGGGAGCATGAATGCTGTTGGCCAGGCTGTCCATCTGATCCGTTGCGTCCTCTGCGCTCTTTTCGATATTCTTCAGACCGCTCTCTGTATCTTCCAGGATACCAAGCTTTGCATCAATGCTGTTCAAATCAGAAGTAAGGTCCGCAAAGGGATTCTGCTCAACCTCAAATCCGATTGTTACAACATCTTCCCGGATCGTAGACATTCCAATCACCTGCCTTCGTTACTTTTCCGCAGCTTTTCTTCTCGCTTCCAGGAGCAGGTCATAAGATGCGTTTGCTTCAGCTACTTCCAATGGTGACATCTGGTTAAATACCGTGTTGTAATCCATGCCGGCGTCCAATACCAGACGCCACCAGTCCCAATGCTGACTAGCCCTTTGCTTTAGCTCCGTTTGCGTTAGATTCTTTTCGAAACTTGCCGTACATAACGTCACGGCCCCAGGTAGTTACCGCGTTGTATTCTTCCATCGTGTCGAAGCTGTCTGCAGTGAGCCCCTTCGGCTCTACGATTACGTTATCCAGGATGTACTGACCGAGTTTCTCTGTACTGGTGGTAGTAGTTCCATCAATGTAGGAACTATCCACACCGCGTACAGCCACAGACAAACCGGAAAACTGCGCCACATACTTAGTTCCGTTGATTTCTTTTTCCACCGTGTAAAATTTACTCTTATCCATTGTTTGTCTCCTTCCAAAAAAGAGTGCCATCCCGAAGGAAAGCACTCCTGACATTAATTTACCGTATAATCAAATACCTGGATCTCAAACTCCCGGTCATCCAGCTCTGCTGCCTGACCAAGCTCCGGGGTTTTCTTTACCATGGCCTGGGAACCGCCAACTTTTTCATCAATGGATTTGTTGAGCACCCAGATATCAAACAATGTTCCCGCATTGGCTAAGCCAATCAGGTAACTTTTCTGTGGGCTGGTGCCCTGCACGCTGATGGTAATGGTTCCCAGATCATTACAGCTCTGATTCACCACAACATCACCCTGGGCGCCTACCTTGGTGGTGAAATTATCCTCATCTTTTTCACACTTCACCATGTCTTCTCCAAGACCGGTGATGTACACACCGCCAACCGTAATCACACAGTCTTTGGGATTGTAAGTCTTAACTGCAGCCATATTGCCTCCTTTACTCCTCAATTGTGCCGTTAATAGTTGCGTAATGGATCGCGCCAGCCAGGCTAAAACTAAACTTGCCGCCCTTGTAATTTCGTGCCGCGCGATCTGCAGCCGGAATATCTGCCCTGGTAGCAAAGTTTGTGGAATACATCGGCTGTCCTTCGTCATCCTGAGCGATAATGCCGGAAAGAAACGCTTCTCTCATTGCATTGGTTACCACACCCTCCAGCTGGCTGATTCCAGTGTTGTCAAATGCAAGCTTTTTGGAATTGTTCAGCAGCTTCTGAGACTTATAGGTGATATTCCGAATCACATAATCCTTGCTGTCAATGATATCCGCGTACTCGCCGCTCAGCACGGTTCCCTCGCTGGTTACCACATCACCGGCTTTCTGCACGATGCAGATGCCGCCAATTTTATGGATTGCTTCAATCTGGGAATCCGTCAGCAGTTCCGGCTCAATTCCCTTCAGGATAATGTTCTTGTAGGTGAAAGAGCCTGCTGTATAACCAGCCGTAGCACCCACCAGAGCGCCCTCCACGCCCTCCTCTTCGCCGGCATAGACAATACCAAGGGTACGATCCATTTTGCCGACAGCTTCCAGGCTGGAGGTGTCAGATACCTTTACGAACAGCATCCGGTCCTCCGTTGCCTCCACGTAGGTAGCCAATTCCTTCAGAGTATCATCTTCGGTACCAAAAACCGGGATGATCTGGCGGAAATCCTGCGCCTTGATCAGATTTAAGGTTTCCGTAACTTTCCCTGTACCCACACAAATTGCAACCTTGTTCGGACGGTCTTCCTGGATAAACAGCTTCGCGCACTGCTTATACACAGGAGTATCCGAAGTAAATCCCGCTTCCAGGACTGCATCCAGGCTGTCATACTCCGCATAATCCTTTGCGGCATTTGCCTTACCCTGAATGATCAGCGGCACACCGAATCCAGCACTGCCGATCACGCGGGCTTTGGAAAGCTTTACTGTAATATCATTCTTTGCCATGTTATTCATCACTCCTTGTCAATTCTATTGTATCAATTGTTTCACTAGCGGTGCCCTGAATCTCATTCATCAACGAGAACACCACATCAAATCCCTTCCGGAACTCATATCCGACTGTAAGCAGCGTGTCTCGGTTAGATATATCCCCCACACTTTGTACTACCACGCCACCATCGTTCAGATCGATTCTGCCTGCCTCTTCCAGCCAGTCTTTTGCCAGTAAGGCAATGTGCTGCGCATCATTGTCCTTATTTCCCTGTATTGTAAAGCTCCAGGTCTGGTGCAGAGGGATATATCTCGTACCATTTGCATCGGAATAGGTGCCTTTTCCGGTTTCAGTCCGGATGATCGTAAATGAGATATACGGATACGGTGGAATGGGTGCGTTGGCGATATTGGACTTCACCACTTCACAACCGGTTACTGACTTCAAACCAGACGTGATCAGTCGGTTCATAGATTCCTGATCTATCACTGTTCAAGCACCTCCACTCGTTTCAGATCATACGCGTAAAATCCCGCATAATCGGAATAATCTGTGTTCTCTTGCACCTTGTACCTTGCCCCTTTATAGACAATGTAGTGTTCTGTTTTCAACGGGATCTCTGTATCCGTGATAAATTCCCGGTCCTGCTCTGTATATGTGCCACCGCTCTGGTAAATCTTTTTGGTGGTCATAGGAATCACTGCCCCATTGATCATCTTAGATTCCGCAGCGACGCCCGGTACCCACTCTCCGCCAACATAACTGCCGGAAGCTGACTCCGCAAGCAGTTCACAGGGCACGCTGTATTTTTTTATGAGACGTTTAAAGTTAAATAACTGTTTCATCATGACACCTCATAAGTAATAGACTCGATCATATCTCCGGTATCAACCAGAGGATTGCTGCTGCCCTTCTGCGCTACTGTGTACGGATGGTTTGGTGGCGTATTCAGAGACACCGCATAGTTCTTGATCGCAGATGACAGCAGGATGCCGATCATCTCCAGATACTTATCCGGAGCCATCGTTCCGATCATTACAGCATCCAGAGCCGTTCTTGCGCTGGCCAGCACCTGATCACGGTTCTGATCATAACCATTTCGCAAAAAAGACCGCTCTGGAATCGTAATATACTCTGTACCGGCTTTCAGATGCAGGCCATGCTGGTGCAAATAAGCCCGCATCTTGTCCGTTACCTGAATCTTGCAGCCGTACTCATGGATCATAGCCAGATAGGCGTTATCCGCTCCAGATACACCGACTGTGACTTTTCTTCCGTTCAACTGCCGGACTGCAGCTTCCATTGTGGGAAGCAGGTTGTTTTTCGTCTTCCATTTGACTTTCACAGCCATCGCCTCCGACATGGAATAAAAGTCACCTCTGGTTTCAACCATGGTTTTAAAATCTGCCTTGCGAGATTGGCGGTCTGCTTTGAGACGGAATCCGAAGAAAAGCTCTGAGACATTGGCCCAACAGTCTCAGAAGTGACCCCCAGATCTCTACCCAGCAACTCGCAATACTTAACCAAAAAGAGCCTTGCCGATGCCGGAAGACTCTTAATCGTCTCCGGATCAGCAAGGTCCACTTCCAGGGTTGTATTGTCTCGCAGCCATTCCAGACCGCTTTCTGCATACAGCTGGTCTGAATTCTCTACTGGAAGATCCAGATTACGAAATTCATCCGATGTCATTATTCTGGAATGTAGGCCAGTTTGTGTTTAAGGGCTACGATTGGGATATTCTTATGATCCTTTTTCAAAGTCCAGTTTGCTGGTTTCTCAAGATCTGCATTTGCTGCGTACTTCTTTCCGCCAGTTAATGCAGCATTTGCATTCCAAGACAGTCCATTCGGATGCATAACAAGCGCACGCCTATTAATCAGGATGTTTAAAGCTTTCAGCTTCTGACGGTCAGTCTCTACACCTACCAGATGCTGAGGCATACCATCGTTACGGGCAAAAGCTCCCTTACCCATGAAGTAGGTGGTATAAGTTCCTGTTGAAGTATCACACGGAAGACCATCATCAACGGTAACCTCATAGCCAAGGTAGGTATTGATCTTCACCTTCAGATCAGAATTGTATTCTGTCTCAATCTTCTGCTGTTTCTGTAACTGGGTATAGGTAGCACTATGCATAAATACCATACCAAGTTTATCTGCTGCGTCTCCCATGAGATTTTTTGCATCCAGTGTATTATCTACGCTGATAACACAATCGGTACTTTTTACATTGGATACGTCCAGGACATGTGCTTTCAGAGCACCTTTGGACGGATCCAGAATACCATTTAAAGTGGCAATGATAATAGCCTGCTCTCTGCCGATCCACCAGTCAGAGGCAAGGTTTGCGATAGCTGCCAGCGGATCGGTTCCACCCATAACACGGGAAAGATCGGTATCGCCCCATGCTTTCTGCCTGATCAGCAGGGCAGCGATCACACTGTCGGTATCAACGTTATCGATTCCCAGCTCTTCCTCACCAAATACCTCATCCTCACCGGTCAGCGGCTTGTAGTACGGCATGGTAATGATGTTACCGCCCTTCGGGCTTCCGTTGATAATCTGGGACACGGTCGGATCAGAAACAGCAATGCCGCTTCTGACAAGTGCGGATTTCTCAGTAGTTCTCTCTAAAATATATTCTGCAAATTTACTAGGTACAATCTGCAGGTTCGCAATAGTAGTTGCTGTCATGTGTCATTCACTCCTTTTCTATTTTCCGGCGCTGGCCTTCAACGATTTGGCTAACTCCGGGTCATTGATTTCCAGCTCCATCTGTTTTGTTAAGTTCCAGTTTTCTTTGCTCCACGGATTATCCTTACCGCCGCCGGCACCGCCTTTTCCAGGAATTCGGCCATTGGTCTTGTAAATACCGTCCGTGGTGTTCTTGATGATCCGCTGCGCAAACTTCTGCAGCGCTTTCACCTTCAGGTAGATTGCAGTCTCATCCTCACCCATGACAAAATCAACCAGATCGAGGGTATCCTCGCTGCCGTCATCCAGCTCTGCCTTTTTCAGGGCCTTGATGGCATACATGCGGTTTTCCTTCTCCTTCAGTTCATTTTCTTTCTGGGTGATGGCATCCTCTTTCTCCTGCAGCTCCACCTTCTTCAGTTCATCTGCAGACAGATTTTTCTTGCGCTCCGCATTTAGCTGATCTTTGAGCTTCTTATTCTCGTTCCCCAGCTTATTAGTGGCACGGTCAACTGCAGTCTGGACTGCCTTTGCAATCCTGGCATCCAGATCATCGTTCGGATCATCGTCCGAACCATTCTTGCCATCGTCACCAGGATTATCATCATCATCCTGAGTGTCATCCTCGGCAGTCTTTGCCATCTCGTCATACTCTTCCTGGCTGATGGCTTCTGTCTCCAGTAACTTCTTAAGCTTTGATAATTTCATTTTCTGCTCCTTTCGAGTCGCAGCCAGGTACCCCACATTCCGGGAGTGGCACCAGATTGCTCCACATTTAAGTTTCACCGCCCCACATTCCGGGAGTGACGGTCAGACAGTTTAACGCCTTATCTTAGGGCATAAAAATAACACGCATCTCTGCGTGCTTACTACTCGATCTTATTACATTTGGTACACCGCCGCACATAACTGCCATAAAGACCGGAAGCCCGGCTCCAGTGCTTACGGTAGTGGTGGCAGCACTCTTTCTTTCTGAAAAACCTCTGCCTGATCCACGATATAAGCCCCATAAGATCACCTTCTTTCATTTGCGACGTCGCAATTATTCTTATAAATGGGTACAAAAATACCACCGGCCTACTGACTGGTGGTATCTACTCTTCCCATTTTTTTAAGTTATCGCTTTCTGCTTTTAACCGCTCAAGCTCCTTCTCCCGCTCCTGCTGCGACATCTCCTTATGGAGTATCACATCTTTACCCATTATTTCAGTTCTTTCCATTCGATTCCATACTCCTTTACAAACTCTGAAAGCGCTATTCTATATTGCAATTGTAAGGCTCGAAAACATATAACTGGTAAATATCATGATTCATAGGATATCTTTTTCTTAAATACTCCCTTTTTAAAATTCTCTCTTTGAGTTCCATAAAGACTCTTTATATGACGCATTGGTGCTGGCTCAGTATTTGGTTCTTTTGCAATTTCGATCAAATCATCATTGAAATGAAAAACCAAAATACCAGTAATATCTTCATAATCACCGCCATAAGCATACGTTACTGAGTCTTCCGTATGTTCTTTGTAATCACAGTATACCAAAACGTTCACCACCTTCTCCAACTGCTTTTATCAGTTCCTTTTCCCAGTCAAACTGCTTTTTAGCTCTTTTATGAGCTTCTGAGATAGTTAAATTATATTCTTTTTCCAGCGTACTTTCAAGTAATTCATGATGTAAAAGTAAAATATCACGTTCTTCTGGCTTCCCCTCACGCAATCGCTTCCACGCAACTGCCATGTCATAATCAGGAGTCAACATTCCATAGCCATCATACTTTTGATGCTTATTGTAAAAAACATGACGTTTTATTTGCTGTACTTCTTTTTCCGTGAAATCAGTATTCCGTGCAATTTTCTTAACATCACTGTTATCTCTACTGATCTTCCTATACTCCTTCGCGGCAAAGATATCTCTGGGATCATTTTCATCGTACGGAGTGTATTGCTTGCCTCCAGTCTGCTTTACTGACTCTTCATCTACTTTGCGCAGCTCATAGCTCAGGTAACACCTGCAGTTAATGTCCTCACCGGCAACACCGCTCTGTCCCGGAGCCATAGTCTTTGCGCCGCTCGGAAGAATAAATTCCTCGTCAATTTTGACTGCTACTCCATCCATCTTCCGGTGATCATACTGCTTATTCCTGCCCTTCTGCTTCGCTGGCCGGACCCGCTCGTCTTTCATGGTTTTCCAGACCTTCATCATCTGCAGCGGGACATTCCCAGAAGATAACGCTTCTTGTACCGATCTAGCAGCGTCCAGATTGCCTGCTTCCCGAACACGGTGTGTCTCTGTCCTGGATATCCGGATAGCTTTCTTATAGCTGCCATCCACAGACTGCTTAATCCTACCAGCCATCGTGCTGTACCGGTCACCATTCATGAGCCCGACCGTAATGGCTTGTTTGATATCGTAGATGATTTCCTTCCGGTGTTTCTCCAGACGGTCATTTAAAGTCAGCTTTGATACCGGATTTTCAACGGCGCGCCGCAGGATTGCCTGAGTACAGCCCTTTAAACCACTGACAACATCCTGAGCCCTATCCTGCACCGCATCGATCATGCCATTATAGGTGTGCTCATAGACCTGCTCCACCGTGCTGCGGATCAGCCGCTTGGTCTCTGGTGACAGGTCATTGATTTTCTTCTCCACCTCGTCCAGGAATCGGGCATAACGGCTGTGTCGCTGCAAGATCTCATAAGTCAGCTTATCATCTTCTGCATACTGACTGTAGGTGTCTGCCAGATAATGCCGCAGCTCTTTTAATATCTCCTGGTAATTCTTCCGTATCTTCGCCTCAGTGCCCTTCTCGCGGTGTTCTTCGATGCGCCGGACCTGCGCCAGGAGATAATCCAGATTGTAATCAGCCATCGCTCTCCTTGCCTTCTACGGGATCTTTATTCTGGTCATCCAGCTTCTTGCTCTGATCATCGTCATCATTGTCATCGTCCAAATCTGGAATATCGTCCTGCTCACTCTCGATCAGACGCATAACTGCATCCACATCGTCAATAAAGGACAACGCACCAAAAGCAATCTTCTTTGGAAGTCCTGCCGCAATCAGCGCCTGTACCGCCTGAGCCTCACCCTGGAAGTCTACCGGGAAATTCCGGTTGTACTTTACGCTACACTGCAAAGGGTCGAACGCTGTGCCCTTCTTCCGGAAACTGCTGCTCAGAACCTTAAACATGTAGGTGTCAGCACTGAGCATCTTTGCTTCAAAGGTTCCTGTTTTCGTTTCCAGGCCGATCATCTTGATCCGTAACGCCAGACCTGAAGATGCTGCAAATTCTGGATCATTCAAATTCGGATTCCTGGATAAGCGGTAAATATTATCCTGGGCGCGATCCAGGTGGCTGTTAACAAAATCACCGTTAATGTTCTTTGTCAGATATGTGACATCATACGGTGAATCCGGATCATCCACATCAATGCCAATAACACCAGTGGCATTGGCGGTTTTTAAGATATTGTTATCCACCCGGCAGTTTTTAAAAACCATGTAGGCATTTGCAAAACCCTCAATGTCATTGCTGTTATCACTGTAGTTGCTGTCATAGTCATCAATCAGTGCCAGGACTTTCTCTGCATCCCCGATCAACTCTCTGTTGTTTGGAACTCCCTGTAGTGGACAATAATCAAACAGATGTGGCTTCTCATCCACGCATACAAACGCCCCAGGCTGACCTTCGAAGAAATAGATTTTATTCTTATCGTAAAACTCTTCCTTGAAAATCATCTCATCATTCAGGTTCAGAAATGGATAATACCGAACTGCGTATTCCGGCTCGGTCATTTCAGTATCTGAGAGGATAATGCACTCATACGGCGGGATCACCATGGCACGCTCGTTGCCTTCTGGATCAATGTAAAAGAGGCGGCCAGAGTATCCGCAGATTGCTGCAAACTTGGTCACCTCCATCGAAACGTCGAACATATTATTCCGTTTTACAAAATCTGAAAGAGCTTTTGACGCCTTTTCTACAGCTTCCTCACCTCCAGTCTCCTCTTCAGCCTGATAGTCAGTACCATAGTTGTAATTCGCTGGCTTACCTGCAAAATAACCGACCTTTCCGTCTACGATCTCGCCCAGAAAATCATTGTTGACGCGGTTATTGATTGCGACCTCAGCTTCATGATCATCGTCACCGCTGAATCTCGGCTCTCTCGTAAAAATCGGCACCTTGTCCGACTCCGTCCGGTACCGTCCGTACAGATCCATCATATGCCGCTGACAGCCCTGGTGTCGTTCGATGATACGATCCAGAAGGTCCGTTGTAATACCAGTCAGCCGGATCTGCTCAATTTCGGCAGCATAATCCGGATATTCCATCTTCGGAAGTCTTCCAGCCCATCTATCCATGTTCCTTCCCTCGCTTTCGTTTCTGGCAGTACGCCACGATTTTTTTATCAAAAAACGGCCTGCCTCCATCCGGCATTGTCAAGCCGCATTTCGTACAGACCTTTACTTCGTTTACATTTTTCCAATCATGCCCGCACATGGCACCTCCTAAATCCGGAATCTCATGTTATCACCCTTTAGATCCTCAACCTCGTAGTCATCCAGCGCATACCAGATTGCCGACAATGTATGTGGATCAATGTTAAACTCATCCTCCTGCACATTGCCGTCCTTATCGACCGCAAAGGTCAGCTCCTGCAGCTCTCCAATCGTATTCGGACAGTTATCCAGGCACACAATCCTACGGAAGCGCTTCACTTTTTTGGTATATATCGCTCTGGAGCCTTTGAATTTTCTGCAGGCACGCATCCTGAAACCCTGTTTGCGATAATACGCGATAGCTTTAGGTTCCGCACAATCCGCTTTAATTAACTCCTGTGTATCCTTAAATTCTTCGATATCCGTCTCAATCTCCTGGTCCGTCTTATCTCGGCTGTAATACTCCCAGATGATGTACAAGGTCTTGCTGTCCTGGTCTATGACAAGCCTGAGCAACGCGTTGTAGGATGTCACGAAACCGAAGTCCATACCGGCCTTCTCGAGCGGATGACGAATCTTTCGGATTTCCTCAATTCCCTGCTCATATGGCATAACCTCGAACTGTGGAAATACCAGCTTACCGTTGATACCGAAGCGTCCCTTCCGGGCCACACGGTAAAGATCCGGATCATGCTGCTGCAATTCATCCAGCTGCACCACATAATCCTCAGGAACAAAATAGTTATCATCGACCGTACTGTGGTGATAATACACATTGCCTACAACTATGATCCGCTTCTGGTACAGATCTTCGTCATCCAGAACTTTGTACCCTGTAGTTCGGTCTTGAAAGAAATGCTTATACACCCAGTTATTTTTACTCACTGGGTTCGTGGACAGAATAATGTGGTTGCTGAGTGTTGGGTGGCGGAGACGACCAAGGATCTCCTTGAATCCCGCATATTTAACCTCGGAACACTCCTCGATCCAGACAATCGATACGCCATTTAAGGATTTCAGCTTTGCCGGTTTGTCCATGCCCTTGAAAATAATGCGGCTGCCATTCCGGAAACGCACCTGCATCGGTGATGTCGTAAAGTCAATGTAATCCGATACCCCCATAGACTCGGCCACTTCCATAAGCAAGTCATAACAGGAATCGCGGATCGTATCAAAAACTTCTCTGACAACCAGTGCTTTACGTCTCTCTTCCAGAAGCTTCTTGATCAGCTTTACAGCCACATGATAGCTCTTGGAACTGCCATAGCCACCAACCAGCAAGTACATCTTATGATTCCAGTCATCAATGAAATCAAAGAAATGGTCGTTTATAACAAACTGTACGTTATGTTCATCCGCCATGGCCTTCACTCGCTTTCGTGAAAGTGATATGGATTTGCTTGTCCTCTTTGTCCTCTACCTTGGCACGAAGGACATCTATACGTGCCTTCTGCTCATCACTGGCAAGATCCCAGCGCTTATGCAGCAACTCGTCATACTGTTTAATGAGACTGCGAAGCTCCGACTGTGCCCTGGCCTGGGCCTGTAGGAATTTCCCCTGTTTATCCCAGGCATGCTGTACCTCCCAACGCTCTCCGATCACGTTGCCGTCCTTATGCTCAATCTTTTCGATTGTCTTATCATCCCGGTCACGCACATACATGATCTGCTGTGCCCGGATAATAGCAGCATACGCAATCTGGATCTGATTCCAGAGGACATCCAGCGGATCCGTCGGCATCTCCTGGATAATAGAAACGGTCTCCTCAGGCAAATACTTGCTGAAGAAACCGAATTTTTCTGCATTTTTATTTTGTTCCGGAGCTCCTCCGTTGTTTCCAACGGCGTTCTGATTCTTTGGCTGGGCTCCGCGCTTACGCTTTCGCGAACGCTCGTTTTTCTTATCCGAACGTTCGTTATCCCATTTATGTGTACACTTCCAACGGCGGACCGTTCCTTCTGGCAGATTTATTTGACTTGCAATCTCAACCAATTTCTCCCCCCAGATACATAGCCTTCGCCTGTTCTATTCTTGGATCCGGCGCTCTGGCCATGTCCGATCACCTCGATTCGTGTTGTTTTGAGTATAGAAAAGGAGCCACGCTGGGTGACTCCTAATGTTTAGTATTCATATAAAATTTTTTGTTCCCTTATCCTTTCTTCCAAAGGAATAACAAAATTCAAATACCCTCGAGCATTCTCTTTCATTTTTTCCAACACTGCAACATTTTTTACTTTCAAGATACTAAGCATTGCTATATTAATCATAACAAAATCTTTTCTTATTATTTCAAGCTTAACAATATCCTGTTCCGAATTAAACGACAATAACGTATACATATCCTTGTTCATTCTAGTTGTATCTGCATGTATATATAAACATGCTTCATCATACACTTGCTTCAATTGTGACATATAGACCCTAACGAAACTTTGAAGTTTATCATCACCCACAATATTTGCTGTAACACTTGAAAATGCTGCTTCCAAATCTTTTGTTGTTAAATCATTTGAAATATAACGAACAAAAGACTCAATTATATTTCTCAATAAGAAATAAAGAACTTTTATATCTACTATCGCAATATTATGTACCATAGAGCAATAATCATGCAAGATATTATCTAATAATTTATCGCGTTCTATATTATATGACCGCAATGAAAAAGTATCCTTCCAAATCAACAATGCTCTATAATACTTATCAATTTCTAAATAGAAATCTCTTCTATCTTCCTGAAAATCAGTATAAACAGTTCTTAAATACTCAAGAAGCTTTTCCGTGCTTTCAACATATATTTTTTTATAATCTGTTACCAAATCCATGTTATATCTCCATGTCCCTTATAACCTCATATATATCCTTTTGATGTATATCTTCATCCTGATTTATTTTTTTTAATAAGCTGTAAAGCGAATTTAATACATTATTTATATCATCTTCAGAATCCATTGTCTTTATGTATTTAATAGTTTTTCCACAAATCAATGTCCTTGAGGATAACATCCATTTAGAAAAAGAAATATCCATAAAGGCCATCAAAAAGTCTCCTATTTCAACATTTTTTTTAAATATCTTTTTTGATAAAATTATATTACTCATTATCCCTACAGCAATTATTCTTTTTATCTCAATTTCATCCGATACATCAACTCCTTGCGAAAATTTTCTTTGTGTCTTAAAGAAAATCTCAAGTAAATCCTTACTATTTTTATCTACAAACATTACTTTTTGACCTCCGTCTCATAAGAATTCAAAAATTCATTGGCTAACTTCTTAATTGCCCTTTTTGCCCCAGGTGTTTCATTCATAAACCTTTGGTGTTCACTAGCTTTCGCAATAGCACTAATGTTGCCAATCTTATTTTCGAATACGCTGCATACAAACTTAAATTTTTCTTCAATATCTTTTATTTTATTATCATGATAATTATCGGAAGTTTTTTGTGTTAAATTTGCAACAATTCCAAGGCATTTTATTTTTTCTTGTGTTTTTCTATTTTTATTATAGTTGTTAACCATTTTTAAAAACAAAGAAAGACCTATAGTAGATAAATAATCTGGTTTTATGACAAGTACATAAAAGTCTGAAGCTTTAAACGCAGATGTTGTATACACCGACTGAGTTGGAGGACAGTCTATAAATATAAAATCATATTTTTCTTTCAAACAATCGCTATCTATATATGCTGCTAAAGTATCCGAATTACTTCCATCGTCTTTTACTTTAGTCATATTTAAATCACCACAAATCAAATCCAAATTGGGCCTAATTCCATTAATTATCAGACCTTTCTTATTCAAAATCTTACTATCACCAATTATATTCATAGAAAATAAATCTATGTCAACATCGTCTTTATAAAAACTGTATAATGTTTTTTGATTTTTTACAGCTTCTTCTATCTTTTGTGGAGATAGCATATATTGCGATGCATTCATTTGAGGATCTATGTCGATAACTAAAACTCTTTTACCCATTTCTGCAATTTGTGCAGCTAAATTAACACAAACAGTTGTTTTTCCAACCCCGCCCTTCATATTCATGAAAGCGATAACATTTTTCTTCAT